ATTGTGTGGGAGAATTTGATGTGCCGTCTCACGAATAAGGTGTGCGATGGCATACTTCCTATCATAGCAGTTTTTGTTTCTCATACTTACCCACTTTCTATCATAGGATTTCATAATCTTCTGGGCTTTAGTCATAAGACCTCCCATTCAGTTTCCCAGTGGCAATCATCACTTACATTGACCCAGAAGAAGTATTTTTGGTTCTCACTGGCAAGAAACAACATACCATCCCCTTTATCTTGCTCAACAATACAGATAGGATTACTATCCATAGAGTTAGCAAGACGATTCTTTGCCTTACTGGATTTAGGTTTTACAGTGACTCTTCGCATTGGTCGTTCTCATCAGTTAGGACAGTTCCCATAACACCTTTTTTGATACGCTCCCACTCTGCGTCTGATTCTTTCATTTCATCAAACTTCTTCCTCAGGTCTTCACCCAAAGTCAGTTCAAACTCATCAGCAACCTTACGCATATTCTCTACACTTCGGTCTTCAGCAAATGCGAGACCACAAGCACCTTTCATAATGGTAAGTTCATCGTGACCCATTGCACGGGCAACAGTTGCGAAGAAACGAAACAGTTGATGAACATTAAGGTCTTCAGCAGGAACCTGAAAAGTATAATGCTCTTCAGGAAGCATACTAAGATCATATCCACTACTATAAGAAGTGGAAGTCCATTCAGTATCAAACTTAACCTTGAGAGTTGCTTTGTAAGTCATTGTTCAGATCTGGATGTGGAGAATACAAAGGGCCTTGGTAGTTACCAGCAAACTTTACTTTGTTTAGTTCTTTAAGTGCAGTCACAACTTCTGGCGTTTCTTCCCACTCCCATACTTGAGTATGCTGTGGGTCTTTTTTTGTGATGGTGTGAGTTCTTGTTGACATAGTTTACTTATTCGATATGACAGTCCGGGTGAAAGGTTTTAAGTTGTTCACAGATTTGTTGTTGACGATTCTTATAACCGTCAAACATTTTGTTGTCACGTTGGATTAGAAATACATTCCAACCAAAGATGACACCAACAATCAGTATAACATAAAAATAGAGTTTCATGCGATTGTTTGTTTCTTCCCATATTATAGGGGTCTGGCAGACGCCTGGCACCCCCTGTGAACCAGTTTACAGGCTGTCACACCTATTAGGTGAACTTTGCATTTACACCGATAATTTTTGCGTTCGGGTGTTGTGCCAGTGCAACTTGTCTCGCTTCCTGATAGTCACGGGCATAACATTCCACCACGAACACTTTACCTGCAACGTAACACTTGACCTCACATTTCATAGGATTTCTCCACGATGATGATAGTTTGTTGATCGTTCCAATGTCTCACGACCCCTGCAACAATGCAAACGTTAGTAATGAGATAAGTGACAAATATAATAGTCCGTATACAAGCAACGTGATCTGATTCTCTGTCATTGTTAATTGCTTTTTCTCCAAGAGCTTTGCACCACAATCTCCATAATCTGTTCAATTTCATATAGGGTTCTTAGGTGGATAACCACCATAGTATTTGATACGATCTTGCAAATCTTTTAATTTTTGCCCAGAATTGCGGGTGTCAATGTGTGGTTGTCTGGGTGATTGTGGAAGATAAGATGTACCAGGAGTTAATTGTGATGTTTTATACCGATCTCCAATCTTAGGGTTGAATGGTAACAGATCTGCCTCGATCTTGATTTCTTTTTGTTTATCTTTTGTACTACGAAGATCAAGCCCAGGTGTCATTACTTTGGGTGCAGTCATCTGTTCTGGCACGTAAGAATCAGCCAATCCTACACCACGATCTGTGCGATAACCTGAACCTGGGGTGAATGTTCTTCCAGTCAGCTTTGACAATACTTTATTACCAAGTTCTACCTTTTGTTGTGCAGGCAGATCACGAATAAGATTGGGGTATGCTGCACTCATTCTTGCAGCTGTTGATGTTGTAGGTGGTTTCGGTGCGGATCTTTGGATGGATCTTAACACATTTGCACCAACTTGACCAACATTCGATCTTGATGGAAGTACGTTGGTTTGACGATACTGTCTCGATGCAGCCATTGTCTGTTGAAACTGTTTCAGGTTCTCTGCTCCAGGTATTCTTTCTGCAGCAGCCTTAACACCAGATTGTACGTTTGCAATCGCTGACTGCATACTACGCATTACGGTGTTAAAGTTTGTCGCTTTGGCCATTGCAGATGGCGTATATTTACCAGGCGACTTCACAGTCGCACCAACAGTCATTGGAGCTTTTGTCTTAGGATCAGTGACATCCACATTGGCACCTTTCGGATCAATGATACTGTGAGTAACGTGTGATCCTTTACCAGCTTGAGTAGAACCAAGCTTGAACTCAGGTCTATTCAGACCTCTGTTCATTTGTGTCTCAAGTTGCCTACGAGTATATGTTTCTTTTTCGGATATAAACTGTTGGAATGTTTTCATTCTTTTGGAGCTCTTGTATTTTGATTCATCCTTTGTGCTAATTTATATGCGCCGTATGCTGCTAAACCTGTCCCAACTACAGTAGCGCCAACAGGATGTCTAGCGACTGCACCGACAGCTGCACGACCAAGAGCAGGTAATACTCTAGAGGCAATACCAGCACCAGCACGGCTTAAAGGTTGTGTCGGTGAGGGTGGTGTTGCAGTTGTTCTAGGAGCAACTCTAGTTGATGATTGTTGACGCATTGTGTCATATACTTGTTGTGCCCTAGGATCAGTAAATCTCTGACCAGAATTCCACCTTGCCTGACCCTGAGGTGGAGTTGGTTGTTTTTGTACATTAGGTAACTGTGGGCCTGAACCAGTTGGTTTGGGTGTTGCTGAACGAGCTGCATCTCTTAACCTTTGAGCTTTCTCTGCACCACCAGGATTGGCTCTTTGCCAATCTTTGAATTGTGCATCTGTCATTTTGGAGAACTTATCTCCCGCAGCTTCTTGAAACTGTTGAAATGTTTTCATCAAAACAAAAAACCCTTCCTATTATTTAGAAAGGGCATCCTGAAACTCTCTACGTTTCACATATTCTAATTGATTCCATTGGTCAGAGTAACAGAGAACCAAAAGTCGTTCGTTACGATGTAGTGAACAGGCTTGATAGTTCTGTTCATTCTTGGGTCGGACTGATACTTCAATCGTGATGTATTCTGCATCCTTGAAGTACACCCAACCCTCGACTCTATCGTTCCATTTGACATAATCATCGACTTGGGGTTTGTACATACTTACAGCCAGCGTTCATTGTTGAGTGTCCAGGTGGTAACTTCAGCAATACGTTCTCGTACTGATTTAGCAGGTTCCCATCCCAGTTCTTTCATTTTTGTACCATCCAAAGCATAACGTAAGTCATGGCCTGGACGAGAAGAATGAAAGTCCACCAGATCATATTTAAGCTCTTTACCCTGTGCATCAGCAATGATCTGAGCCAGTTCAAGATTGTTTAGTTCTTCAGAACCAACAATGTTAAACTTCGGGCATTTTGCACCACCATAGGTTGTTTCGACGAACTTTTTATCTGCAAGGAACAACACCGCAGAGGCCACATCATCAGCGTGAATGTAATGACGTGATCCAGGAACTGTGCGGGTCGGATCACTATGAATGGTCACAGTTTCACCATCACGAACCCTACGAATACACAGAGGAATATACTTCTCAGGATGTTGACGTTCACCAAACACATTCATTGTGTGAGTGATATAGACAGGCAGCCCGTAGGTATTTTCATATGCAACAGCCAGTTCCTCTCCACCAGCTTTACTGGCACTGTATGGATTGGTAGAATTATACCGATCATTCTCCTGATATTTGATACCATCAGGCGCAGGCCCAAACACTTCATCTGTACTGAAATACAGAAAACGTTTCAGGTTATCTTGAGACCGTGCGAACTCCAGAATGTTACACGTTCCCACTACATTATCCATCACAAACTCCATCGGATACTCAATGCTGCGATCAACGTGTGAACCTGCAGCCAGATGGAGAACATAATCAACTTGACCGATCTCTTTACGAACCAGAGGATTCAGTTCAGCTTTGAGATCGTGAAACACAACACGAACACGTTTGCGTTCCTCTTCGGTGCAACCTTGCAGAAGAATGTCATTCAGTCGATTGAGATTACCACTATAATCCAGTCGATCAAGAGTGACAACATTCCAGTCAGTTTGTTTTAGAATACGAGCAATCAGGTGGTGAGCAATGAATCCAGCACCACCAGTAATAAGAGCAGTTGTCATTTAAGGCTTTCGGAAATATCGTTAAGGAAGATCCATTCATCGGGTTCTTCGGTGTCTACAACAAACTCGGTGAATAGAGCGTGAGAATCATCGAATTGTTCTTGATCGACAAGATAAGTCAACCGATCCATGTAGAAGTCTTCAATCTTCTCGATACATTGGTGGTGAAGTTTGTCAGTCATACAAATGCGGACTCCAGTGGTGTGTGTTTGATGGGCATTGCAGTATAGTCCCGAGTTGATGAGATGTCAACCACCTTACCAACTTGTTTGGCATTTACAGGACTATGGTATTGATTTGTCTTGGTGTTGTAGAATCCCCATACGGTGACGACTCGTTCACCATTGTTATAATCATATGTGCAATGATGATGGAGACCAATACGAAGATGCTTGGCATCAAACTTTTCCACGACATAGCTATAACCTTTAGGTGGTGAATGAGGAAATGATTGCGGAAGTTTCATCGTTTGCAAGTTGAAAGACCTGGGCTTCATTGACTGCGGGCATGATGTCACGATCATACTTACTGACGAATTCATCTCGCCAATCCAGCAACAAATCGTGACATTCAACGTCACTGGATGCAATCACATTCAGAACACCGCCATACTCAGAAGTCGGAAAAGGAACCCAATAGTCAACAATATAAAGGTATTTCATATCAGATTGTCACAAACCCCTTGTCCAAGTCTTCAGCCATACGATCCATTTCTTCTTCGGTAAGATTCAGAATAGAAGGAATACAGTCGTTGATGTCATCAAAGTCAAAGATTTCGCCAGGCATATCAGCGATCTCTGCCCACATTTCGTCAAACATTGGAGTTTCCTTGA